GCTAATGACCTATCTACAGCTATAACCGCTGGGGCGTCATCTAGCTTGACAATCTTTGTGTTTGATTGTAATACCGCTTTGTTGTTTATGTAAGATGTAGTTGCAGCACTTGTGTCAGAGTTTAGTGTATTGTTTTGTACTCCGTCCTCAAAAAATCCGTAGCCGTAAAAACCTTTGAGTTGTGTAAAGGCTGTTGCAGACCCTGTAGTGGTTTGTATTGTGTTTGTAGTTCTATAGTCTACCCAAAAAATTGAAGTGCTGTAGTCTCCGTCAAACTCGTTATCAAAATAGTCCCTTACAAGTTCTGCTATTTCAAATGTACATACGTTATTCACCGCAAAAGAATTTAGGTTATAAGTTGCCGATGTAGGTCTGTCATTGTTTGTAGCTCCTACCCCTCTTGTACCTGTATATATAAATAATTCTAATTGACAGCTAGTTAGGTTTGTTGCTGTGATTGAAATATAAAACGGACTTCTTACGTTTATCTTGCTCATTTGTTTATGTTTACTTGTATCTGTTTCTCTAGTCCTATAGAATAGGCCTCTACTAATTCGTCTGGCAGTCTTTTAAAAGCAGCTTCAAAAGGCTTTGTAAAAAACAAACTTGGTCTTATACCTTTTTTGAATATTGATTTGGCTATTGCAAACTTTAGTCCTTCTCTATTGGCAAATTTACCACCAGAGCTTCTAGGTGCTATTCCTTTTCTTATAACCCACTTATCAAACGCTTTTGGAGGTGGCATTTTATTTGTGTACTTATAAGGAGTGTTGTATTTCTTTTTAGTACCGCTAACACCTTTGTCTTGATATTTACCGTAGTCGGCCATTTCAAAAGACAGAGACGTGCTTCCTCCTTTTTCATTTATGTCAAAGCTTAAGGAATTATAAAGCTCCTTAGAAGTGTTCTTTTTACCTTTAGTTAACCTGCTTCGTGATTGCTGTATAACGTACTTAGCAAACTTATTTAACTCTTCTCGTAAATACTGGTCTCCTAGCATATATCAATGTCATTGTGTATTACTACGTCCATTGTAGCGGCAAACCCAGCTAGTCTATTATCAAACCTCTCATAAAATGGCTCTAAAGTAGGATCACCTTCTAGTTGAAATTTATCGCTATAAAGCGTACCGCGTCTTAATACCATTATTAGTTTATTAAGTACCGCTAACTGTGTATTTAAAACATCTTGCTCGTTATTGTTACCTCTAAATATGTCTGTAGTTTTTTCTTTGCTCTCATCTACAATATCCATAGCCATTACTGTAATGTTAAAGGTTAGAACTTGTTCTTGGGCTGTAACAGAATTAACTACAACGTGAGACAACGGGAATATACTTTGCTTAGATAAGTCAATGTCAAATATATCACCTGTTGTAACAGTGTTAACGTTTACGTCTGATAGTAACTGCGTCTCAATAGTTTCTGTAAGTTGATAAAAACCTCTAATACCTGTTTGGCTCATTTAAATTTGTTTTTAATACTTGATGCTTCTATTTCGTTTTTTTCTTTCGTGTATTCTAAATACGTTAAGCATTGATGTACGTTTAGTTCAGTGATATTTTTAAATCTTGTAATATCGCCTTTAGCGAGTCCAAAGAGTGCGTTGAACCATCCCCATTTGGCAGTGAAATTAGATGCTGTGCTAAAGCCTGCTCGTTCTTCTTGTCTAAAGAGTTCAGCATAACCATCGATAAGTCCTTGCCTAAACTGTAAAAAAAAACAATGGCTCCTAAGACCGCATCTAAAGGAAAGTCCTTAGCTGTTTCACTAGAGTCTGGGTCATAATCTTCTATTACGTATCTATGTCCTCTAATATGTTTAATTGGTCTAAATAATACGTTTGCTGCTCTGTGCAAATTATCGTTATCACTTATAAAAGTATCTAAGTCCATATACTCACCAAAGCTCATATCGTCTAACTCTGGTATAAAACCGTACTCAACGCCATCCAGTTTGAACCTGTTTATTAGTTGATGGTTAGTATCAAACATTGTATTTATGATCTCACAAACCTCAGCAATGTCAGTAGCCTTCATGTTTCTTACTACTATCTCTGGTACGTCGCAAAAGATCTCAACTATCTTAAGCTGTATCGTGGCGTCTTGTGTATTTTCCAGCTTACCGTCTAATTTAGCGAACTCTTGGTATTGTGCTAATGTTATCTCGTTTAGTGAGTTTGGTATTCTTAAATTAACTTTCATACTTATATATAAACTTTTTTAAATTATTTTAGAGATTAATGTACCGCGTACCTACCAAAGTTTGGTCTACTCATTATTGAGTATGTAGCATATCGTACAGCATCTATTATATGGTTGTTTTTATCTACTGGCTTATTGGTTAATTTACCTGTCTTGTCTTCTAACCACTTATAGTTTCTAAACTCTCTAATAGCATTATCACTATCGCTTGTCACATGTATCTTGTATCTCTTTAATAAATCAATACCTGCGTTTATAGAGTCTCTGCCTTTAAGACTTGGTTGTATATTGTGTCCCATTCTCCTCAGCTCGTCTATTAGTCTAGGTTCTGCTGCATCGAAATAAATAGGACTACGTTTGTTTTCTATTACTTCTTTAAAGTGATCACTGAGATCTCTTGTAGTCATCATGGTCCGATACAAATGTTCCTTTATATATAAGTTATGATCTTTCTTGTAAACGCTTACTAGAGTGCTTGGATCGTTAGTGTAACCAGCATCTGCTCCGTAACTAACTAACTCAGCATCGCGCGGGACGTGTGGTACCTCAACATAAGTAAATATAGTTGCTTTACTCATACCCTTTAAACCTAAGCCATATATCTGCCAATATTGCTCATCTGTTTCTCTAAGTAGTTCTATTTCCTTAACTATAGACTTTTCTAGAAAAGGGTTATCTAAATAAGTGGTCTTGTAAAACTCCACGTCGTCTCTCACTAATACCTTATCGTAGATCCAGTGATACTCATCTGAAGGGTTGTAGTCTAATATAATTTTTTCTTGCGTTCTAAATACTAACTGCTGCCAGTCTTCGAAGTCTAGCTCATTAGCTTCATTAATAAACAATATATCACGTTTGCGTCCTCTAATCTTTTGTGGTTGATCTACGCTAATAAACTCGATGAGGTTGTTATTTAACTTGTATTCGCTATTAGACTTATTGTGGTGCTCTTCTCTGTATAAGCCGTATTGTCTAAGTATTGTTATGAAGTCACGCATCACTGTAGCTCTAACACTTGGGAATGTCTTTCTACATATAGTGATTGTTTTGTCTCTTTGCTTTAAACAGTATTCAAATATAACAAACAATAGCACGTTGTAGGTTTTACCGCTACGTGTACCTCCTTGTTGAACTACTATCTTGTGTTGGCTATTTAATAGGTGCTTGTAAACAACGTTAGTCTGTATTCTTTGTGCTATCAATGATCTCCACTTTAAAGTTGTTTGGTAAACCGTCTGCTCCAGTTATCTCTTGTCTCTCAATGTAACCACGTGATTTGCCTTTTGTCTTTAAGTAAAATATCATCTCGCTTGTCTTGCCTTCTCTAATGTTCTCAAATAACTTAGACTCGACAAAGTCTAATGCAATATCCTGTACGCCTTTAACTTTAGCAGCGAATTCAGCATCATCTTTCAACCAACCGTAGTATGTTGTTCTACCACAACCAGTGCGTCTGCAAGCCTCTGTCACTACTCCCAATGTAGACTCTAAAGCTTTTAATACAGCTTTTTTATGTTGTTCAGTTTTGTTCATATTAATATATAAACATTTGTAGATATTTTTAACTTAGAAAAGTGTTTTTAGTTTTCCTAAGTATCCTGGCTCCAGGAACGTGTGACTGTTCTTTTGGCTTAACCCTGCTATTAACTACTTTATTAAATACATTTAGTCTAGTTTCTATGAATTCTATTACTGTATCTCTGTCCCAGTTAATTACTATTTTATTTATTTCAGACAATAGGTCTTTGTATTGTTCTATTTTTTGTTTTTCTAAGTTGTCTTTTACTCCTTTAATAATTCTACGTTTTTTCTGCGTATTAAATTTAGGTATAAGCAGGTCAAAGTCATCTATAATTTTGTCAAATATTATTTTGTCTCTATCTTCTACATCGTTAATACTATTTGCGTGGTATAAAGCTAAGTCATGATTTGAGTTTAGCATAGCTGATACTTTATCATACGTGTGTCCTATCTCGTATCCTAGTTTGCAGAATACTTTTTTAGCATAGACTATTTCACGCTTTCTACTCTTTGTTCTTATATCGAATTGATAGTAGTTATGTAGTTCGTCTATTAGTTGTTCTAATGTCATTATTTACTTCGTTTTTTTCTACAGTATATTTATTTTGTTTCAATAGCTTTATAGCTTCTTGTATTTTTCTCTGTTGTATTCTGTATTCGTTAAATGTTTCATTTTCTATCCACATGTCGTTTTATTTATTTTGTTCTATCCAATTTGATTGTATTTCTCTTAAGTGTTTTATTTCTTTTTGTAAGTAGTCTAAAGCTTTCTCTAGATCTCTTATTTCACTATCTTTTTTGCCTGCTCTACATAGATATTTAACTACATTTCCTCTATTGAAATTTAAGTCGTATGCTTTAGCAATATCTATTACGTCAAAGCCTTGATCTGTTTCATAGTGTATACTCATATTTTGGTTCTAAGTTTTAATAAGTTATAGCATTCAATGTATTTTTGCTTTGCTTTTCCTTTATACTGTTCTTTAAATAATTTGTACAAGTTTTTAACGTAACAAAACTTAGTGTTGCATGAGCTATAAAGTTTTTTAGCATAAGCTTTACCTTTACCTTTAAAGTAGTTTACATTGTCAGCACCGTCTCCCATGATCATTTGCTCATAAAAATTATACATAGCATCTTGCTCGGTAATATCATACACAACTCTATGCTTATAATGATAGTTGTAAATTAAACAGGGGAATTGCTTATAGTCTTTATCTATAGACACTATCATCACTTTGTCCCTGCCTACTTCACTTGATATATCGTGCCAATACTTCGCTACTAAGTCATCTGTTTCTACGCCATAAGCATACAAACCATTGTATTCTTTTCTAACAAACTGATGCATTTTAGACAACAGAGGTGGAAGTACTGTATCATTTCTATTAGCTTTATATGTTTTAGTTAATAGCTTCCTAAAATTACCCTTAGAACCGTTAAACGTGTATATCTTTTCTATGTCATACAATTCCTCTAAGTCGTTGACTATTTTCATGTATTGTTCGTCAAACTTAGCTATGCTATCTTCTATGTTTCTATAAAACTTATCATCGCTACCTTCTCTTTTAGATCTTATGCAGGCAGCGTAAACTAAACTATCAGCATCAATTAGTAGTATCATCTTTCACGAATGTTCCATTGATCATTTTGCCTGTTCTTTTAGCTATAACGTTATAAGCCGAATGTATACACTCTTCGATACTCATAGCCCGCAAATGAGCTAAGTTAGTTAGTACAACAACCATGTCTCCAATAGCATCTTCTATTTCTTCTGTGTCATTTTCTAGTAACGCCTTTGCTAATTCACCTGCTTCTTCCATTAACTTAACATATTGTGTTTGTGGATCGCCTGAATCATATAGACCTCTTTCGTTAGCCCAAGATCTTATGTTGTCGAATATCTCTAAATTTACTTTAGGCTTATTAAGAACGTCCCAAAAGTTTTTTAGAGATTGTGAATATATATATCTTTCGTTATTATGTGCTGACTTAAAATTGTTTTTTAATATAAAGTCTTTT